CGACAGCATACTTTGCAGTTGCCATGTCGGATGCTGCGATTGCGTCCTTCGCTACCTGCGACTTCTCGATAGCCGCCATAGCGGTCTAATGCGCACAAAAACGCCCTTATTTTCGGGTTTCGTGTATAATGGAAGATACACCAAATCCGAAAGGGGAAACACGTTATGAACGCAAAAACAGAACTCGCAAAGCGGCTTTCCGAAACTTTTTCCGGAGGTATGCCTGTGACCGCCGAAGCGCTCGCCGCGATCTTAAAGGACTATTCTATCACGAAAGAATCGGACGAACAGCGCAGCGATCTGCACCGCAGGATCAAGTATTATCTGGGCGCAAAGCGAATTGACGGCCTGTCCGACAAGACCCTGGGGAACTACCGCTGCAACCTCGAAATGTTCGCCGCCAGGGTGAACAAGAGTGCTGCCAAGGTAACGACCGACGACATTCGCGGCTACATTTCGTACCTCGATGAAACGCGTCACCTGAAAGACACGTCGCTGCAAACGCACATCAACACACTGCGTGCGTTCTTTGGATGGCTTCACACTGAGGAACGCATTAAGAAGAACCCGATGAGCAAGATCAAGTCGCTCAAGCTGGACAAGAAGGGTGCTCGTCAGGCCCTCACGGTTGAGGAACTGGAACGTCTGCGCGATGCCTGCAAGACGTACCGGGAGAAAGCGCTGATCGAGTTCCTTGTATCTACCGGCTGCCGTTTGAGCGAAGTCGCGCAGCTGCGTGCGGCAGATCTCAATCTCGCAGACCGGTCGGTGCAGGTCACCGGCAAGGGCGACAAGGACCGTGTGGTGTATTTCAGTGTTCGCGCCCGCCTGATGATTGAGGAGTATATGATGCAGCGCAAGGGCGGCGACGGCCTGTTTGTGTCCAGCAAATCGCCCTACGAGCCGCTCAAACCTCGGGCAATCCAGCGTATTGTCCGCAGCCTGAGTGAGCGCGCCGGACTGGAGGGCAGGGTGCACCCGCATCTGCTCCGGCACACGTTTGCGACCCATGCGTTAAACGGCGGTATGGACGTAACCGTTATTCAGCGCCTGCTCGGTCACGAGGACATCGCAACAACGCAGATCTACGCCGAGCTGAATGAGGAGGGCGTAAGGCATCAATACAATAAATATGTGGCGAACTGACCACAGAAAGGAAGGACAAATGAAAATCAACGAAATCAAGGCTCTGGACTACCAGACCGACGGCGACCTGCTGACGATCCCGTTTACGGAAACGTCGGTCGGGGCCGTGCTTGCACTGGATTCCGCTGTGCTCACAGTCAAGACCGATGCCGGTGATACGGTGGAGGTGCTGGCAGGGTACGCGCTCAAGACGGCCACGGTCGCAGCCGCCGATCCGACGAGTGTCACCGCCGTGTACACCCGCGCGGTGGACGGCACAGCGGCCGCGCTGGACACGATCTCCGCCCAGCTGGTACAGGCCGAACAGGAGAACAAGCTGCTCAAGGCGCAGGTCAGCGCCGCGACCGAACGCAGCGACTTTATCGAGGACTGCATCGCAGAGATGGCCGTTCAGGTCTACAGCGATGAAGTTTAATATTCTACATTCATTAGAAAGGTTGGTAATTATGATGGCGATGTTTTTCGCACAGCGGGTTATCCTCGGCAAGACGGAGTTCGATGCGGTGCCCAAGGCACTCAAGGCCAAGGTGGCGGAGATCCTGCTCGACAGCGGTCTGCCGGAGCTGGTACCGTCCGAGTTCGGCGGTACGATGGAGGCTTGATGTGCCGGCGGAAGTAATTACAGCGGCGCTGTCGCTGATGGGAACGCTCGTGGGAACGCTCGGCGGCATTGCGCTGTCGAGCAATCTCACGAATTACCGCATCGAGCAGCTGGAGAAGAAGGTGGAGAAGCACAACAATCTCATCACGCGCACGTATAAGCTCGAACAGGAGTTTGCCGTGATGGATGAGAAAGTGAAAGTGGCAAACCACCGTATTGACGATTTGGAGGATTTAGAACATGAAAGTTAATATTCCGGTACGCTTTCGCAATCCGTGGTTCTGGGTTGGCGTTGTTTCCGTTGCCATTACCGCCATCGGCGTGGATCCGATGACGTTTACCTCGTGGGCGGCGGTGCTGGACGGCATCAAGGCGGTACTGAGTAATCCGGTGCAGCTGTGCACGATGGCGCTTGCTATCCTGTCGGTATTTATTGACCCGACTACGGCAGGCGTGGGAGACAGCAAGACGGCACTCGGCTACGACAGGCCGAACAAGGAGAAGTAAGTATGAATATTCCGTTCTTACAGGCGAATTCGAGCAACTTTTACTCAGGCCGAGGCGGAAACAGCATTAAATACATTGTGATGCATTACACGGCGAACAACGGTGACACTGCAATGAATAATGCACAGTATTTCCATAATAACAGCGTACAGGCGTCGGCGCACTATTTTGTGGACGAGAACAGTGTTGTGCAGAGCGTCCGCGATTCGGACGGTGCGTGGCACTGCGGCGGATCGTTGGAAAGCTCGCACCATCCGCTGCATGGTATCTGTATGAACAGAAATTCTCTGGGCGTGGAAATGTGTAGCGACAAGGTGAACGGTAAGTTTATTTTCACTGCACAGACTGTGGATCGTACGGTCGAGCTTGTAAAAATGCTTATGGCAAAGTACAACATTGACGTAGACCACGTTGTACGCCACTACGACGTAACCGGTAAAGACTGCCCGGAACCGTGGGTGCGTGATGAGAGCCAGTGGAAGTCGTTCAAGGCACGACTGACGGCCAAAGAAACTCCAAAGGAGGAAACCAAGATGACAGACAAGGAATTTGCGGCACATGAAGAACGCTATCAGGCGGAAAAGGCCAACCAGAAGCCGCATCCGTATGCTGCCGAGGCTTGGCAGGCGGCGACAGACGCCGGTATTATGGACGGTACCAAGCCGCAGAGTCCGCTGACGCGCGAACAGCTTGCGGTGATTTTACAGCGTTTAGGTCTGCTCGGAAAGGGCGTGAAGTAAATGGGACTGGGTTCTATGCTGGCGGGCGCTGTTAAGGCGGCAGCTGCAGCGGCAAAGGCAAGCAAGAGCAGCACCGGCGGCTCGTCCTCGGGCAGTTCCTCGGGTTCTTCCGGTTCGAGCGGATCCTCGTCCTCCGGCTCGTCCGGTGCTTCGATGGCGGCAACCGGCAAGGGCGGCAGCTACTCTATCGGCTCGGACAAGGGCAAGAATTTTGTAAGTTCTGCGGCTGCCGGTTCGACCATGACCGGGTCGGACGGTTCGACGTGGACCAAGAACAGTGACGGCACGACCACCATCAGCAAGGGCGGCCAGACGTTCACCTACGGCGGCGCGGGAGGTACCGGCGGCTCCGGCGGGAGCAGTTCGGGCGGCGGCTCGTCCGGCAGTGGTACGTATACGCCGCTCGGCTCCCATAATGACCAGACCATTAAGGACACGAGCGTGGAGGATTCCGCGCAGATGGCGGCAATCAAAAAGCGCTATGCGGATGCACAGGCGCGCGGTGACACTGCGGCGATGAAATCTTCCCATGCGGACGCCGAGGCGCTGCGTGCGCAGTACGGCTATTCCGGCGGCTCGGACGGCTCGGACTACATCGGCAAGGGCTATGTGAGCGGCAATGTACTGGGCAAGCAGATGAGCAATCAGCTCAATAGCGGCTTTGACGCCTACAAGAAGTACATGGAGGACGCTGCGGCACAGCAGCAGGCGGCACTCAAGGCCAAGGTGGACAGCGCGGTTGCCAGTCTGAACGGTCAGAAATACGACGTAATGAAGCAGACCGAGGCCAACAACGCCGCTGCGGAAAAGGCGTATATGCAGAGCATTAAGCCCGGCGGCTCGAACGCGGAAAACCTTGCGGCAAATGGTTTGCTGACAAGCGGACTTACCGAATCCAGCCAGATCAGCGCGGGCAACGCCTACCAGAACGCACTGAACAGCAACGCCACCACGCAGACCGAGACGCTCGCCAAGATCGAGCAGGCTATTACACAGGCGCAGCTTACCGGCGATATTGAGGCGGCAAACGCGCTTGCCAATCTCTATAAGGAGATTGCCGCCAAGCGCTACGAGAATACGCAGAACATCGTTTCGGCAAACCAGTGGGGTCAGCAGTTTGGTCTTTCTCAGGCTGAGCAGACCGGCACGTACAATGGTCAGGCGACGCTCGCGGCACAGCAGCTTGAAATGCAGAAGCGTCAGCTGCAGGAGGACATTGAGAACGGCAAGGTTGACCGTCAGACGGCGCTTAAGCAGATTGAGTATATCAATGCGCAGATTGCGTACATGCAGGCTCAGACTACCGGTCAGAACCTTTCCAACAAGTATTCTCAGTGGCAGCTTAACCAGCTTTAACTACGCCAGAAGGCGGCGATTTTCGCCGCCTTCTCTCTTTAGGAGGTTCATATGAGTTTTTACAGCGATTACGAGAAGAAGAAAAACAAGAACAAAACGTCCGCGCTGTTGAAGGTGCCGCATGTTGTGCCGCAAAAGCCGGCAAAGCAGGACAACAGCCGCCGTGCAACGGCGGCGCGCAACCGGGAGCAGCAGCGCGTGCAGGCGCACCAGAATGCGCAGAGGCCTGCAAGCACTTATCTGACCGGCGGCAGCACGACCAGAAGTCAGCCGTATGCGGCAAATCAGCAGCGGAACACTGTTTTTCAGCAGCGCGGGAACACACGGCAGGGCTTTCCCGGCACAGGCAGCCGGAGCACGCAGCAGAACAATTTACGGCAGCCTGCAAGCACCTATCTGACCGGCGGCAGCGTGACCAGAAGTCAGCCGTATGCGGCAAGTCAGCAGAATCAGCTTTTTTCGGCAAGAAAGGCGGCAGAGCAGCGGCGCAATCCGCGGCAGAACGTTTCTACAGCCAGTAATAGCAGCGGAGACGGCAACCCGACGCTGACGCAGTTTCTCAAGAACTCTATGGACTGGCACACGACCAGCGATCCGAACAGGAAGGCACAGCTGCACGCGCAGAACGACGCCTTGCGGCGCAAGCTCGGTTATGAGTACAACCCGCAGACCGGCGCCTCCTTCGATAAGTTCGGACACGAAATGACTGCCGACGTGCGCATGGCCTACGGCAGCAAGCCGACCGAACGGCTGAATCAGGCAACACAGTTGCTGCATACCTCGGGCGTGATGGGCAAGACAGACAAGGCAACTGTCTACCCGACCGCCATGCAGGCGGCGCAGGGACTGGATGAGGACTATTTCAGCGGCCAGACCGGCTACAATGCACACAAGACGATGCATGACCTGTTTAACCGCTCGGATGAGACATGGAGCAGCGAGGACACGCAGAGCCGCGACAGGGCCCGTCAGGAGCTTTCGGACGAGATGAGCCGCATTATGAAGCGGTACGGCCTTGACTATCAGCCGCGCGACAACGAGGATGATATCATGAACCGGCTGAAAGCCGCCGGTGCGGATGAGCAGACGCTTGCGTATGTGCAGGAAAACATTGATCTGCGGCACGCGGCGGACCGCCTCGGCAACGGCATGGAGGCTGTCGGCAAGCGGTGGATCGCTTCGCTGCCGTCCCTCGTGGATACCTCGCGTCAGGTGAGTGCGAACGTGGAGGAGAGCCGCCAGAACGAGGAATACCGCCAGCTTGAGGAGCAGGAGCAGACGCTTGAACTCACCCTGCAGGGCATGAACAGCACGGCGGCAGACGGCTCGGTTCCGGCAGATTATCAGGCGATTTACGATCAACTGCAGGAGGTCCGCAAGCGCAAGAACGAGCTGACCGTAAACAAGGGCGTAGACCCAAACAAATGGTCTCAGCGCATGCTGCGCGAGGCAAACGAGGCACAGGCAAACGCCGAGGCCGGTTTAGCGCCTGCGCCGCGCTGGCTGACCGAACAGGGCATTTCCCTTGCGGGCAATGCGCCGGTGATGGCGGCAAGTGCGATTCCGGGCGTTGGTCCGGCGGTCGGCTCGCTCGTGATGGGCGCGCAGGCGGCCGGTCAGCGCTCATTTGAGCTGAATGAGCGCGGGATCGGCGCGCGGGAGTCGCTGACGCGAGGGTTGACCTCGGGTGCGATCGAGGCGGCAACCGAAAGACTGCCGCTCGGTCAGATGAGCAAGATTTTGCACTCCGGCGGCGTGAATGCCGTAAAAAATATCCTCATCCAGATGGGTGAGGAGGCGACAGAGGAAAGCGCAAGCTATTTCCTCAACTATGTTGCGGATCTGGCGGCAAATGACCCGGACGCAAAGTTTTCCCTTGCGGAGCTGACCCAGAGCGCCGCGGGCGGCGCGTTCGGCGGTCTGGTGTTTGGTACGGCGGGTGCGGTCGGTTCGAGGGCCGCTATGGATACGGAGCGCATGAATGCCGCTGATGCATACGATTACAATCAGGTGCAGCAGCTTGTACAGCTCGACAGCGAGCTGCAGGCGGCGCGTAAGCTGCCGGAAGGACCAATTCGGGAACGTGCGGTGCAGACCGCGCAGAACAAGATGGTAAACGCGCTGACCGATATGCAGCGGCAGAATGCGGCACGGAGTGCTGAGCTGACTGCGAATTATGACGCGGATCTGCAGAATCATCTTGATCTGCAGGAAAAGGCCGAGACAGCACAGTACCTGCAGGAGCAGGAAAACAGAGCGCTCAATCAGCGTGCGGCGGTACAGGCGATGCAGCAGATGGATACTCAGACGCAGAATAATGTTATCGACCTGCAGGACCGGCTGAACAATGCTTGGACGGAACTGCAGGAGCTCGATCAGGGAGACGGGCGGCTCTCGGTGGCCGAAATGCAGCGTCGTAATCAACTTATGGACGAAATCCGTCAGTTGAACGCACAGCTGAATGAGCAGGGAGTGAAGACCGGCGCTGTTATGCCGGAAATCCAGCAGAATGACATGATCCGCACGGCAGACCGCGGAAACGTGGGCGAGGTGCTGAACCAGAATCCGGACGGCAGTTACAATGCGTTTTTCCGAAACAACGAGACCGGCGAGGAAGGTATTCACCGCGTCGAAGCCGAGAACGCACAGCGGATCGCAGAACCGGGCACCTATGAGGTGGCAAGCGAGCAGCAGCGCGCCGCCGCTGCTGAGGAAGCGCTGAGTCCGTCACTGGACGACTCGGAATATCAGTTTGTGCAGAACCCAAAGGAGCAGGCGAAGCCGCTCGGCAACTATGAGATGTACGGCAAGACGCCGAAACAGGCGGCACAGGAGCTGCAGGTACAGCTGAACAGTCAGCACTCGTTTGTCTATGAGTCAGACGAACAGGCGGCACGCCGTGAACAGAACAGCGAGCTGCGCGGCCAGTTTGAGCTTGCACAGCCGGTACGCCGCCAGATGGAGAAATTTAAGAATAACCATCCGCTCAGCGACAAGGACAACAGCTTACTGCAGGGTGCGCTGCTCAACGGTGCAACGGACAAGTTCTCGCAGGCGGACGATCCTGCGGCCGTTATGCACATGTTCCAGCTGACGCAGGAGGAGCAGCGCCTTATGCAGCCGCTGCGGGAGTATGCACAGGCCCGTCGAGACGCTCTCAGTTTAAGCGCGGAAGAAATGGCTGACGCGATTGCAGAGAAAGCAAAGGACAAGCGCATTCCCGGCGCTTACAGCCGTGAGACGATGGAGCGCAACAGTTATGATATTTTCGGCAAGGAAAACCGCCAGTACGCCGAAACGCTCAACGAGCAGTATTTTACGCCGGTGCACAAGGCGGTTGCAGACCGGACACAATACATCAACACGGTAAAGGACCGGATCGCAAAGCTGAATTTAAGCAAGCACGAAAGCGCACTTGTGCAGATGATGCTGGAAGGCGAGAATGGTGCGGCTGCGGACTATATCGCGGTGAAGAAAATCAAGGTAACGAGCAAGCTGCAGGAACGTGTCGCAAACGGCGTTGCGGAATTCCGCGCCATTTACGATGATATGTACAACAAGCTCTGCGATACCCTGATCGCAAACGGCATGTGGGACAGTGTGCCGGGATACCTCAAGGACTATGCGCCGCATTTTACTGTAGACAAGCCGGACACCAAACTTGCGCGCGTGCTGTACAAATTCGGCATTAAGCCGGACAGCACGCTCAATCTTCCGACTCCGATTGCCGGCATTACAGACGACCGCAACCCGGGTAAGAAGTGGTTCGGCAACCTGCTGCACCGAAACGGTGAACTGACGGAGTTTGACGCGGTGGCCGGGTTTGACCGATATGTAGAGACGGCCGGTGACGTTATCTATCTTACGGACAGCATTCAGAACCTGCGCACACTGGAGGATGCAATTCGGTATCGGCTTTCCGATGACGGAACCAGGCAGAAAATCAACGAGATTCGCAAAGACCGCACGTTGGATCCACTCGAACGCCACCAGCAGACGCAGGACGTTTATGACAAGAATGTTGATGACACGAAAAAGCTGCTCGACCAGAAACACGCGGGCATGGGCGGCTATGTTGCCAATCTGCACGAGTATATCAATAATTTGGCAGGCAAGAAAGCCCGCGCGGACCGTGGCTGGGAGGAAATGCTCGGACGCCAGATGTACAACGTGGCAAAGAATGTTGAGGGTAGAGTGGCGGCGAATATGATCGCGCTGAACCCCGGCTCGTGGATCACAAACTTTATTCCGCTCACACAGGCTGCCGGTGAGGTGAGCACGCCGAACCTGCTGCGTGCGGCTTACGACACGGTAAAGAGTGCGATTCGGGACGATGGTTTTACGGATGGTTCGGTATTTTTGACCAACCGTGAGGGCACGCAGATGCTCGACCGGACGCTGACGCGCAAGGTCTCCGATCTGGCTGGAATGCCGATGGAGGCTATCGACCATTTCACGGCCAACATTGTGACGCGCGGCAAGTACCTCCAGAACATTGCAGACGGTATGACGGTAAACCAGGCGTTTGAAAATGCCGATGCGTTTGCTTCTAACCTGATGGCGGACCGCTCCAAAGGTGCACAGCCGACAGCATTTAATGCCGTCAACCCGATTCGCAAGATGTTTACCATGTTCCAGCTGGAGGTCAATAACCAGCTGAGCTACTTAGCAAAGGACCTGCCGAGGGCCAAGCAGAACAAGGCTGCGCTTGCATGGTCGTACACTAAGATTTTTGCCGGTGCTTATCTGTTTAATCAGGTATACCACCAGCTGACCGGCCGTGATTCGGCGCTTGACCCGATCGGCATGATCGTTGATGCGTTCGGATTGGACGACGATGACGACAAGGACAAGAAGAAAAAGTCCGGCGTGGACATTGCGCTTGACCTTGGCGAAAATATTGCGGAACAGATTCCGTTTGTCGGCGGTCTGCTCGGCGGCGGCCGTGTGCCGATCTCCTCGGCCTTCCCGGATTTCGGCAAGCTGAAAGAGGAATATGAGAACGGCTACGACAACAAGCGCATTGCGCTTGACGCGGCAAAGAGCGCGGCCAACTCGGCGGCGTACCTGCTGCTGCCGTTCGGCGGCGGTGCTGTAAAGAAGGCGCTTGAGGGCGCGGCAACCGTATATGCGGGCGGCAGCTACAGTCTGGACAAGAACGGCGAGAAGATCCTGCAGTTCCCGCAGTACGGCCAGAGTCCGAGAGATTGGGCGCAGGCTATGCTGTTCGGCAAGTCGTCGCTGCAGGGCGCGCAGGAGTGGGCTGACGATGATTACAACAGCCTGAACGCAGACGAGACGAAGGTATTCGAGGAGCTGCGGCAGCGCATGAGCTGGAACAAGGACGAGAATGGCAACACTATCGACAATTCCGAGGCGGTATTTGCGGCTATTAAGGCCATGAAGGCAACCACTGCGGATGCCAAGGAGAAATACGGCAACAAGAATTACAAGGAGATTGCGGCGGCTTCTATCCGTCAGATGCTGCTTGCAAACAACGACCTTACGCCGATGCAGAAGAAAACGCTCGACCGCGAACTGATCACAGCCGGTGATTCCGCAGACTACACATCTCAGGATGCGTTTGATATTAGCCAGTATGTGCGCGAGAGCAGACAGGACGACGCGGCCGAGGCAATTAAGCACGGTATTTCGGTTGATGATTTCGTCAAGTGGGACAGCGTGATTGAGCAAACGCTTGCGGACAACTATGTTGACGCCAAGGACTACGAGGACGGCGAGAACAACCAGCTTTACGCGAAAAACGCTGTGCTGCAGAACATCCTCGACGAGTATGACAAGGACGGCGAACACACGGATGCGGAAAAGAACGCGTTTGCGGACTATGTGCTCGTTTCCGCCATGGGCGAGAGCGACAAGGAGCGTTGGGATGCGGTAAAGGGTACGGTAAATGCAACTGACTTTGTACAGTTTGCGGGCGACATGGCAACGTACAACAAGGAGTACAAGGGTTCCGGCATGAGCAAGAGCGATGCGATGCAGGCCATTCTCAATGGCTATGGCAATCTGTCCGACACGCAGAAGGACGCGCTTTTTGGCGCGTACAGCGACAGCGCGTCCGGCAATGCGTTCCATATCTCCAAGTACGAGGAAGCGATTAAGGACCGCAAGTTCTACGGCTACCTCAAAGACGCAGGCAAAAAGGAGCTGCGCTCCATGCTCAACAGCTACGAGCAACACGTTGCGGACAACGACAAGCTGTCCGGCTGGGAGGCCAAGGCGGCAGTTGCCAAGGAGGCCGGTATTTCTCCGGGTGTGTATGCGCTGTACCAGATGGCGCTCAAGGCGGCAGACACGGACGGCAAGGGCGTAAGCCAGGCAAAGGCCAAGGCGGCCGTGGAATCCATTGACGGACTGACCCAGGCACAGAAGGCGTACCTCTGGCAAAGCTCGAACCGTAAATGGAAGAAGAACCCGTTCGGTTCAGCAACAGTTTCAAAGTACCAGTACGCGGGCGGCGAGTTCGCAAACCCGGTTGAGGGCGGCACGATCTCAAGTAAGTTCGGTCCCCGAGACACGTTCGCGACAAGCAACGGTGCCTCGTCCTCGCGTTGGCACAAGTCCATTGACATTGCCGCTCCTGCCGGTACGGCGATCAAGTCGGTTAAGGGTGGCAAGGTAACCGCAAACGGCTGGGTCTCCGGTTACGGATGGACGATTGAGGTTACGCATGATAACGGGTACGTAAGCATGTACCATCATATGATGAACCAAAGCAGCGTTGCGGTCGGCACGGAAGTAAAGCAGGGGCAGACGATCGGCAATGTCGGCAGCACCGGCAATTCGACCGGTCCGCACCTTGATCTGACGATCACCAAGGACGGCACGCCGGTGGATCCTGCGTCGCTGATTGGCGATTACAAGAACGCAAAGACGGGGTATGTTTACGAAGGCTCGCCGGTTTACACGCAGCTGTCCTCGGCGGCAAGCAAGAGCAAAAAGAGTTCCGGCGGGTCGAGTAGGTCGAGTGGCGGAAGCAGTTCCGGCGGTTTGAAGCAGCTTAAGGGACTTAGTGGTTTGAAAGGATTGGGATTCTGATAAGGAAATGCGAAAGCGCCGTCGATTGACGGCGCTTTTTTTGTCGTTTCGTACACCTATAACATTTTATGTTTTGACAGCAATAACTTAAATGTTAGAGGTTTGAGGTATAGCAATTTTGGGGTGGATTGTCAGATGGAGGTCGCTTTTGGCTTTGCCGTAGACACGGACGGTTTTATGGTAGTCTATACGGCGGATTACCTGCTTTAAGAGAAGATTTTGTTCTTTTGGATCTTCCAGTGTGGGGTATACGTCCAGCACATGACGGATGAGTGGCGCGGAGTTCTTCTGCGCTTCAATGTCTGTCTGTTTATTATGGAGTTTGCGCTCGATCTCGTGCTTTGTGTTTAGCAGTGCGGTCTGATCCTGGCTGATTGCGGATTGACGCTGCAGGAACGTTTCCTTACTGTAAAAACCATCTTCGAGCAGTTCATAGGTACGCTGCAGACGGCGGTTTATATCGGTAAGCTGCTTCTCGATGTTCTGCAGTGCGTTTTCTTCGCTTTTCGTGTCCAGAAGGGCAGGAGAGCTGAGTTCGATCTTGTGAAGAAATTCGCGGAGAGACTGCAGGACAAGGCTTTCCACATCTTCAAACAGACTGGAGACGGTAGAGCAGGACGGATTTTCACAGCCAAACCGGACTTTATCTTCACGGCGGTATGGATGGCGAGACATCAGTTTACCGCATTGGTCGCAGTAGACCAGTCCGGCCAGCGGATTCATCTGCTGGTATTTGCGCGGTACACGCGGCGTAACGGTGTCTTTCATGCGCTGTTGGACGCTGTACCAGACGTCCCGCGGGATGATCGCTTCGTGTATTCCTTCGTACAGCTCACAGTTTTTATTGACCGGTCGCTTGGTTATCAATTTGCCTTTTTGCACGATTTTTGTGTTGACCTTCATGGCACTGGGGATAAAACCGGCATAGTGCGGGTTCTGCAGGATGGCACGGGTAGTCGCGGGCACCCATTTTTTATCGAGCGGTGTGCGGATCTTCATAGCGTTCAGTTCGTTGGCGATTTCGGAAAAGCCTTTGCCGGAAAGATACATATCGTAGATGGTGCGGATTACACCGGCCTGCGGCTCAACCGGTCGAAGAGACCAGCCGCGGCCGTCCAGTTTGTAGCGTTCATAGCCGTAAGGCGGACGTCCGGGAACGTAGTGGCCTTCTTTCTTTGAGGCTCTCGTTCCGGCCAGCTGACGGCGGCGTATCATGCGGTACTCCTGCCGCGACATGAACAGGCCGAACTCCATCCATTCCTCATCCGCCTCCTGCGTGGGGTCGTAGGTTTTGGACGGCGTGACAATCAGTGTGCCCGAAAACTTAAACGCTTGGGCGACGATGCCCTGATCTATGGTATCGCCGCGCGCAAGACGCGAGGTTTCGGTGACGAGGACGCCCTTCCAGCGGCCATCCTCCACCTCGGAGAGCAGCTGCTGCATGACGGGACGGTTTGCGATACGCTCACCGGAGACGATTTCGCGGTATATCGCGCCGATCGGCAGGGCACGGGACTTGGCAAGCTCCATGAGGATATGCTCGTGCCGGGCGAGGGTATCGCCTTCGCCGTGCGCCTCTGCTTCGAGGTCGGCACGGGATTTGCGTAAATACATGGCGTATTCCATTTGCATTGTATCACTTCCTTAGTTACCAGAGCCGATATGATTGAGCAGGAAGCAGAGGACAGCAGCCACAAACGGAACAACAGCATAGCTGAGAATGGTTCCGAGGCGGCCGGACAGCAGCTTGTTTGAGGATCGTGCAACGAGCGCTTCCCAGATTCCGCTGATAATGAGCGAACAGAACAGGCCAAGAAAACCGCCTGCAAGCATGACTGCATAAGCGAACAGTGCGTCCCAGGCGTTCTGAATCGGACGGCTGGACAGGCAGTTGATTGCGGTAATGACGGTTGCGCCTGCAAAGGCGGCAAAGTTTACTTTGCGGTGCTTGATACGCAGTTCTTCGGCGAGTGCATCCGCTTTATGCTTACGGCGCACAATCTCATCACGGGCAATCTCCAACGTGAGACCTTCCGGACGCTTGCGGCGGATATAGGAGCGCGCCCAGTCCTCTTTGCTGAGGCTGTTGGCGTACTGGAGGCGTTCGATATTATCAAACTCTACTTCATCCAGAAACAGACCGGCATTTTCAAATTCTTTTTGAATATCATATTTTTCCTGTTGCATATTGATAAAATCCCCCAAACTATGTTAAAATAGTGCTTGGGGATTTCATCCGTTCGGGGGTGGGGTTCCTTTCGAGCCGTTGTCAGGTGCGTTCTGACAGCGGCTTTTCTTTATGCCTGTTGATCCACTGCAGGCTCATCACGTTTTTTATATCGGGGGTTTCCTTTCAGGTCTGCGACGTACTCGCGGACCTTTTCTTTTCCCTCATCGTTGAATGAGCGGTAGTCGGTAACAAGCTGCTGCTCGTCTGTCGTGAGCGTTTCCGCTGGCTCTGGGTGTTCCTCAAACACATCTGTTATGTTTATGCTCAAAAGTTTACATAATGGTTCTAACAGCTCTATATTCGGGGAATTATCGCCTTTCATCCATTTCGTTACGCTCATCTTTGATACGCCGAGCGCTCTTGCTATCTCCGCTTGTGTATATGGTGAGCGTTCGAGATAGTATTTCAAGTTCTTGCGTATCGTTTCTCTTATATCCATGGGGTTCACCTCCTTTCTGTGAGTAAATTATATCATGACTGGTGGCGTATGTAAACATGTTAGTAAAGAAAAAGTTTACCTATTTTCTGAAAAGCTCTTGACAGTAAACGTGAAGTTGACTATAATAAAGGCACAGTAAAGATAAAGTTTACAGAGGAGGTGCAAGTTATGAAAATCGCTGACAATATCCTTGCATATATCCGTGCAAACGGCATTCGGCAGAAGATTATTGTTGATAAGTGCGGTTGGTCTAAGCAAAAAGTTTACAGCATGCTCCATGGAATCAATCGAATTTCGGTTGAGGAATACGGCATGATATGCAAGGCCCTCGGGGTACCGGTTGAGTTCTTCTACCTGTATAACAGTGAGGATAAGACAAACCCCGCCAGCAGCAGCTGACGGGGTTTGCGGGAAATTAGTTTGCTGCTGCAATGAGTGCATCTGAAATAGACTTTGCGAGGTCATTCAGCGCACTGGTGTTAGCAGCACAGATTTCCTCGACAAGCTGCTTGCTCTGCTCGTCTGCGATTGACTTTTCAAGAATTGCGGAACAGTTTCGAGAAAACTCATCACTGATACAGCCGAGCTCAGCCTGCAGCCTGTCATAGATTTTGTAATCCATGCGCGATCTCCTTTCATAGAATTTCGCCATATTCTTTAGGGCTCCACCTCTTGAGACGTGCAAGGATACAATTTTATTGTTACATATTCCTTAACCGTAGTCAATAAAAACATTACTGAAAGGGATGAGAAGATGGACGAACTGTTAGAAAAGAACGCCGAAGAAATTATGCTGAAAACAACAACTCTCCTTGCCGACTGTGTGGAGAAGCTGAGCAAGGAGAGCAATTCGGCGCAATCGACCTATACCACGGCTAAGATTGCAACCTGTTTGGAAATTCTGAAATTATTCCATTGAATAGTCCAAGGAGCATACCATGAAGTACGAAGTTTGGGTTTTGACTGAAAAAGGTCATATTGCGTACCAGTGGACGCAGTTTTTTTGCGACAGCCGAGAGGTTGCGCTGCAGAAGGTCGAGGAGTGGCTCGGCAAGGCGGATAAGATCGAGGTGAAACCTGCATGAAACCATTCAACGAATACCTCGGCATGAGCGCCGAGCAGCTGCTGGCAGACCCGGAAGCACCGGAGAGCCTGCGGATCGCTGCCCGCATTGAGCTTGAGAAAGCACAAAAGTTCAATTTAGCGGCAGAAGTGGCGCGGACGGCAACAGACAAGCCGGTGTAAGCATAGGCTTTAGAAAGGGGTGGTTACGGTGGCAATCGTGGCTGAATATCATTATCCAAACGGTACGGTACGCATAGACGACGACTGTTACCGTGACGTTTCGCCGGAGGAAATGCAGCGGCGCATTGAGCGCCTGCAGAAAACGGCGTGGGAATTACTGATGAATCAGGAACGGAGGAAGAAAGATGAAGGCAAGTAAGTTTATGATGAGCCTGTCGGCGGCGGTGTTCGGCGGCGTGATGTACATGCAAATTGCCGGTGCCTGCAGCCGCACGCAGGCAGCGGTGCTCGGAACGGCGATGCTGGTTTGCATGGCAATCTGCTATGCCGATCTGCAGCGTGAAAAGCGCCGGAAGGCCATGCAGGAGGATAAGGCCCGCAGGGCGGCTCGCGTCTCCATGGACAAAGCGGCGCACATTGCATACCGCGCCGACCTGATGAGGCAGATTCGCTGATGGACTGGAAGAAAAACCGGCAGAAGTTCCAGATGCCGCATGACCGGGTGGAACGCTGCATGCGGTACGTGACGGCTGTCGAAAAGAACGAGAAACGCGCCGAGAAAGCCAGAAAGGCACGCTTTGACGCGCTGCTGCTCGAACGGTGGCAGGCAAGACGGGCGAACAGGGAGAAGGGCAATGCAGAGATTTAGCGGGCTGGAAATTAAGCCGTATTCTCAGCTGACCGAGCTGCCGCGGGTGCGGATAGACAGGGTGCGCGTTGAGGTACAGCGCACTCTGTTCGGCGAAACTGAGTATCACCTTGTTGGCACGATGGGTGACGAGGGCAAGGCTTACCCGATCTGCGCTCCCTTTACCGAGCTGCCGGATGTATGGGAAAAAAAGAAAGAAATTGAAAGCGCCATTTTCAAGGCGCGCCAGGAGGAACAATATGCGAAAAAAAGAAAAGACGCGGGTTATCTGGAGACACCCGCGCGGCCGGTTTGAGATACAGGAGACCGAGCATTACAGTCTGTTCGATCACTGCGCATATTACACGCGCGAATGCGTATTTACGCCGCAGGACGATGCGCGCGGGCTGTGCAGCGAGGTGCCGACAGGCATTTATGTGCCGGAGGAAATCAAGCAGGAGGGTCGGTGGCAGCCGCGCGTGACGGACGAGGAAAAACAGCAGCTTGTGAAAATGTATCAAGCAGGCATGCCTATTCGCGCTATTTCAAGGGAGACCGGACGGGCTTGCGATACGATCTCAAACGTACTGGAGGAGCTGGGCTGCCGGAAGAAGAAGCTGCATAAGTCGGTTCACTGGACGTATGAGGAATTTCAGAAGGCGGTAGCTATGCGCAAGCGCGGCTATCTGTACAAGGAGATCGGCGCGGCGCTCGGCAAGAGCGATCATGCCGTGCAAAATAAGTTTGCGAGGGAGGGGTACTAAATGAGCCTGCAGAAAATCCGTGAGGCGGTGCAGGCCGCCGAGGGCAACGCCCGCCAGATGGGCGAAGTGGTGCTGATGATCGCAGAGCACGACGCGCACGCCGCCGAGGTGATCGCCGCCGACCTTGATAACCCGGAGATGAGCTTCGACAAGTGCTTCGCGGCGCTTCGGGCGTATGCGTCAAAGCATCAGAAGGGCGGTTTCTGGGGCTGCATGTGCAACAGCTACGACCCCGAGAACCCGGTGATCAAGGTCGCGGCTGACTTCTATAAGGTGAATTTGAGCGAAGCTCAAAGAGAGGATGCCCTGGGGCACAAGGTGGATTTGGGTGCGGCGGCAAGCGAGACGCCGGAAACCCAACCGCTTGGGCGCGGCAGTGACGATCTGGATTTGATGAGCCTGCTGTAAGGAGGTGGGAATGTGTTTGAGGTCAATGATATTCCGCCGATTTACGGCCGGGAGCTGCAGGAGCTGATCGGTGAGAACGTTCGGCACGAGGAATTTTTGTTTTTCCGTCTGTACGCCGGAGATGAGCAGGATTTTTTTATTCCGGACAGCTACACCCGGCGGTATGAATGTTTTTGCACCGCCTGCCGGGAACGGTTTACTGAGCCGCATACGGCAGGCCCGGCGAGCAAATGGAGAATGTGCCCGCGCTGCGGCAGGAACGTTACGCCCAAACGGTGGGCGGCAAACGATCATGCGGCGGCGCTGCGCAAAGTATCATTCGCGTTTCACTTTTTTCAGGTCGGCGCGCACGGCGAGCTGTGGCTGACCTCTAGTCAGGTGCGGATGAATCCATATTTTCTGGATAGCAAGTATATAGCGAATGAATACTGTCGGTATGTATTTTCTGCCGCCGGCGCGAAAAAGTGGAGCTGGCAGTATGACGGCTGGGCGCTGCGGAAAAACTGCATGTTCCGGCACTGGTACGACATGGGCGGCGGCCGCCGGGATGATTTCTGGGTGCTGCCGAGTGAGCAGGAGCTTGCGGCAAGCGCTTTGCGGTACAGCCAGCTTACCGAGGCATTCGCTGTGCTGCACGATCTGACCGGGTATCTGGCACTTTACTGCAAATATCCGGCGGTGGAATACCTGTGGAAGATGGGGTTCGGCCGCTGGCTGCGGAAGCGCGAGCAGGGCGGCGGCGATTATTTCCGCCGACTGGTAAACCTGCGGGCGAAGGAGCCGAAAAAGCTGTTCCGCGGACTCGGCAAGGCAGACATTCGTCTGATCCGCAATGAAACTCTTTCAACTGCGGCGAAATACAGCTGCTTGAAACGGGCGGGCGCAGCGCGCGCAGATACCGCAAGCCTTGCGTTTGCCCGGGCGGCGGATACGGCGATGTTTGATGTCGCTGCGTTTTCGCAGCGCTGCGGCGTGACGGCGGCAGAACTGCGAAAGTACATTGAAAAACAGCGGAAGCGCTCTGATCTGGAACTGTCGGCGGTGATGCGTGAGTTTGCCGATTATCAGGCTCAGCTGGAACGGCTTGCGCCGAACGCGGACAAGCTGCCGCATGATCTGCATGAGGCGCACGCCCGATTGAGCGCGCGCGAGCGGCAGTTGCTGAATCGCGGAAAAAACGAGAAATTCCGCACACAGCGGCATTTGCTGCAGTGGATGCGGTGGAAGTACAAGGGTATGTTTATCCGCCCGGTGGACAGCGCAGAGGAAATTGTGCGCGAGGGCGAGGAACAGAACAACTGCGTTGCAGGCTATGCAGACCGGCACGCGGACGGCAAGACCATCATCATGGTGCTGCGCCGGTGCAGCGAACCGCGCAAGCCGTGGCACACGGTAGAGATCGACCCGGCAACGCTGAAGTGCCGCCAGTGCTACGCCGCGCGCAATCACAACCGCACGCCGGAGGCTGCGGAGTTTATGGACAAGTACCTCGACCATTTGCGCGAGGTCACGAAAATGATAAGGAGGTCAGCTTAAATGAGTGAGAATGTTGTGGCGGTACGTTCGATTGAGATCGTAACCGCGGAAATCACGATGATCCGGGACAATGCCCGCAAGGTTTTTCTGGAGAGCGTGATTCAGATCGGCACGCGGCTTGAGGAGGCCAAGCAGATGGTGCCGCAGGGCGAGTGGACGGCTTATCTTACGGACAAGCTCGGCTACAAGCCGAGTACCGCGCAGAACTACATGCGCATTGCACGCGAGTTCGGCGGCGGGCAGGTGAGCCTTACCGGCAAGACGGCGGCGGATGCCTTTGGACAGTTATCCTATTCGCAGATTCTGCCGCTGCTCGGCATGGCTGAGGAGGAGCGCGAGGAGCTGGCCGAGGAGCACGATCTGCCGAGCATGTCAAGCCGCGAGATTGCGGCGCTTGTGAAGGAGCGGGACGAGGCCAAGGCGGAAGCGGAAAAGGCGGTGCGTGAGAACGATGCCGCGCAGGCGGCACTGTCCGTTGCCGAGGAGAACCGTGGCAAGGCCATGCGCGAACGGGATGAAGCTGTGCGAAATGCCGAGAATGCCAAGGAACGGGCGGACGAACTGCAGGAGCAGCTTGATGCGATCGAGGACAAGCCTGCGGAAGTGCGGGAACTGACTGAGGAGGAATTGGAGGAAATCCGCTCCAAGGTACGCGAGGAGAACGCCGAGGCCGCCCGCGCCGCTGAGGAACGCGCCCGCGCTGCCGAGGAAAAGCTGGACAAGGTGAAGAACCCTGCGGCGCACAAGGTCAATTTTCTGTTTGGCGAGGTGCGCGGACTGGTCGAGCGGCTCGAGCAGGCGCTTGAGGAACTGCAGGCGAGCGATGAGGCCGCTTGCGAGAAGTTTGCAAAGGTGATTGCGGACTGGCTGCGCAAGGAAGGGGATCGTCTGGCGTGAAGAAGAAAGGCAAAGGCAAGCCGCGGGGCATGAATTACGCCGATCTGCTCAAGGCGCGGCGGGATCGCTTGCAACTGGCGATGGATGAGGCGGCGCTTTTGAACGTCGAGCAGAGCATGCAGCGGTATCTCTGGCTGATGGCGGTCAGCCTGCACGATGCTTACGGCTTCGGTCCGGAGCGCCTGCAGAAGTTTTTCGAGGCGTTTCAGGAGAACTCGGACGAGCTTGCGAAAATGCGGGCAGAGGTAGACGACGATTACGCCTTTGAAAAGCTGCGGCTGCGGGCGGAGGACGTCAGCCGGATGGATATTCGTTATTACGGGAAACTCAAGATTGATTAGGAGGAAAAATATGAATGCAAAGAGAGCGGCAAAGCTGATGCAGATCGCCCATTATTACGGCGAGGAAAAGCAGGTTTGCAAGCTGATGGAAGAACTGGGCGAGGCTACAAGCGCGGCAAGCGAGGTGCTGATGTTGCTGAGCTATCACGAGATGAGCGGCAAGAAACGAGATTTGACCGCCAGACTGGAACACCTTGCCGGAGAACTGGCCGATGTGGTGAACGTGACCGAGCAGATCATCCAGCTGTTTGGACTGGAAACTGATTTTAAGGTGGCACGCCATGCGGGCGTGCAGAAAACCTTGAAGAGAATTAGAGAGGAGGAACAGGCGAATGAGACACGAGATGAGCCTGCGCGGCGGAATCTTTAATGATGCGGTCGATTTATTCGATACGAAGCTGCGTGATGTTCTGAATACCCTGCTGCGGCAGGGCTTGAGCGAGGGCAGTGTAACACTCAAAGTTAATGTGGAGCTTTGGAATGTGGGAGAGCAGGACGAGAACGGTATCTATCACGAAACCAACAAGACCCATTTTGATTACAATGTTACCTCAGCCATTACGCAGAAAAACAAGTCTAACGGCGAGGTCAAGGAGATGCTCAAGCTGCGCTGCGTGGACGGTCAGCTCGAACTGCGCGATCTCGACGAGAACACGCTGTTTGATATTGTGGAGGGTGGTGTTCAGGATGGAGCGCAGCCCGGCAGAGACGGCACACCTGGCTGATTCGCATTACAGCCGGTCGTTTGGACGGCCGCCGGATAATGAAATGCGTGAGTTTATCCGGAACGCTGCCGAGCACGGTTTGACAGCAGACGAGCTGATCAACTGCATGACAGCGGCTGTGGTTACTTATGGGTTTGGCGCGTATGAGCGCGATTACCGCAAGGTTTTCGTGGCTGAGGCGCGGAAGGTTTGGAAGATGAAAAACGGAAAAGAGAAAGCCAGCCCGTGAAGGGCTGGCTTTGAGGGTTAAGGTTTCGTTGTGAGGCGGTGACCGAGACGGATTTCTTCTTCGGTCCAGCCGAGCTTGCGGCGCGCGAAATTTCGCATATATGTGGTGCGGGCAGCTTTGCGGCATTTTGGACAATATTTCACATTTGTTCCGCCCTGAAATTCTGCACCACATATACTGCATTTATGAGGAATGCTGCGCTGCGACTCTGATATTTTTTTGCGTATCGCTTCGTTTCGCTGAGCATGGTGCGCACAGCCGCAGCTTTGGTTGCGCGAATTATAGAAGAATGTGCGGGAACGTATAAAAACATTTCCGCAACGCTTACAGCGAGCACGGATGCGCGTCTTGCCATCCGGCAGGCGGATACGCTCGATAAATTCAAATGGTCCGTCTGGGCGACATTGCGGAAGCGTGACGTGCGTGTATGGCTTTGACATATCAGACGTATTTCTGCCAGACGTTATCTTCGTGCAGCGCTTGGATCTTCTCGATCGCTTCATCAGAATACCAGCGATTACGGAAGTAAATCTCAGTACCGGCACGGCGTCCATACCATGCGTCTACGCAAAGTTCGACGATCTTTGCTTCGTTGCCATAGTCCTCCGGCGGCAGGAGTTTTGACGGTATGCGGAACGGCTCCTGCGGGCCGTGTGTCCATACGTTGTAACGTTCGATCTGCAGGCGGCCGTCGCCGATGTTATAGATGATATAGCCTTCTTCGTTGCCGACGTCCAGCTTTCCTTCAAAGCTGCGGTAAAGCTCTTTTTTCATTTTTCAGTCCTCCTTGAGTGCATTTGTGAGCAGCGTCTCGACATAGGCGCTGAGGCTGATATTCTGTGCAGCCGCGATACGGCGGGACTGCTCGATGAGCGAGCAGGGAAGCGAAAGATTGATAGCTGCGCGGCTGTCATCCTCGGATACGGTGCCGAAAAGCTCCTCGTATTTGTTGGCGGAAACGTTGCTTTCAGCCCACTGCCGTGCGTCCTCGTAGGACAGCGGAACAATGCCATCGTCCAGCGGACCGCGGAATACGTCGCGGAACAGGAAGAATTCGCCGTTACGCTTTTGGTACAGGGTCAAGGCATAGAAATCGTATTCTTCGATGCTGCCGATATCGACAGGATCGGAGCAGCGTTTGGCGGTGGATGTGTCGTAAACGCGGTTGTTGATGATCTTTTTCATGGTGTTACTCCTTTCGGCTGGCGTGGCTGATATTATTAGCGATAAGATTGCAAATACGCTCGAACTCGTGTTTTGGGTCAGCTGTTATTGCTGCGGTAAGCTGATCCGGCCGGCAGTCCGGGTTGAGGCCGAGCGCCTCGTAAGGCAAGGCGGCAGTGAAATATGAGGTTTCCAATGACGGAACATTGGTCAATCGGCCTGCGCGGTCGATATGCACGATAAATTCAAGGTGATCGTCATGAGTTTGCGGATAGCGGTTTAACAGGTATTCATGGATTTCTGCTGCAGTGTGCTGCGGCTCGGGTTCTTTGGCCGGCGCCTCTGCGGGCTGCGGCTTGGGCTCAACAGCTGCTTTGATCTCCTCAAGCAGTTCCGGCTCATCCTTAACGGTAGAGGTGCAAAGAAGATTTGCGCTCATGCCGCGGTGCTCGATCCACCACTTTGCCTCGGTTTTGTGTGCTGCGATAACATCAAATGCGGCTTTCCATGTCTTGTCGAGATCGGTTGAATGCTCGATCTGGTGAACAAAATCAGCGCGGATGCTGATTGCCCAGCTGATCTGCTTTGGGGAACCGGTCAGCTCCGGCATGTAAGCGGTAGCTGCTGCGGCTGCTGCAGTTTCGCGCTCGTGGCGGCACTCGTCACACTCGGTGATATTGGCGACGGCCCACTGCTCGAAATTGCGGGCGATCTCGGTATTGCGCTTATTGGCACGGATAACAAATTCCTTGCCACAGGTTGCACATTTGCAGGTTGCGTTAGCGATTGCCATATTGATAACCCCTTTCAGGTGTTTTGTTGATCTCTTTAACTGTCTTTATTATAGCATAGAGTTTGCGCAAAGTCAATAGATATATAGAGTTTGCGCAAAGTCAAGTGACGAAAAACATATAATATTTTTGTACAATATGTTGCGGCGCAGATGCAGGAGTCGGCCGCAAGAGGTGATTTATGATTTATCAAAAACAGGAGTGCAATGGTGCGCTCTATCAGATGTGCCTTTATTCCATGGGCACGATGCCGGGCATGTCGCCCAGGCAGAGGGCGGGCAGACGGCGGACAACCGAGAAGGCCAAGCAGGAGATCAACCGGCGACAGCGCAAATGGCGGCTGATGCAGCTAATCAACGCCAATTTTGTGAGCGGTCGGGATCTGTTTGTTTGCTTGACGTATGCGCCGGAGGCGTCCAGAGCGCGGGCTTTGGAGAAATTCCATGCGAAGATGAAAAAGGCGTATGCAAAGATTGGCCTTAAATACAAGTACATAGCAGTAACAGAGGAGCACGACATGGACGGCGAGCCGGTGCGGCTGCACCATCACCTGATTCTCAGCGGCGCGCACGGCGTGCAGCTGGCCGATGTGGTGCGTGATTGCTGGGCTTCCGGTCTGGCCGATGTGCGGACTCTGCGCGAGGGCGCGGACTTTTTTGAGGACACCGCCATCTATCTGCTCAAGGAGGACAGCCACAAGGGCAAGGGCGCCCGCCGGTACTCCACCAGCCGCAATTTGACCCCGCCTGCAGAGCCGGTTCGGCTCAGACTGGGCGAGGAGGAGGAGGCCGAAGTGCCGCCCGGCGTGAAGATCATCGAACATGTGCAGAACGCGAATGAGTTCGGCAGGTATGAGGTTATGGTCGGCCGCATTTACAATCAGGCGGCGTTTGACGCATGGTGGCAGATACAGCGGCGCAGGGCTGCTCCCGATCCGTGGGAACGGCTGCGCAGGAGACGGCAAAGAAAAGTTTAAGATATCGGCGGCCGGGTCCGCCTGACAGCCTTGTAGGGGGTCTAACAATTCCCCTGCAGTTTGTCGGAGAGGTTCGGACGAATGAATACAGAATGTAATCACATTACTATTCGTACTCTTTCAAAGGACGGAGCGCGCGGAAGCGCGTAACGGTGACGGCAGTAAGGCGGGAAATCTGCGCGGCAGGAGGTGCAGCACGGCACAATGACAAAAGACAGGTTGAAACAGGTGGAAAGCCTGGTCTGTGAACTGGAAGAAGAAAGAGAACGGTTTGCGCGGGAGGCGCGGCACCACAAGCGGATCGAGGAGACTTACGGCGTCGGCTGTCTGTTTGGCCGGGATGCGCTGGACGCGGCACGGGATCGGCTGCAGGCCATTGAGGCAGAGTGCCAGGATGAGCGCGACACGGTGCGGCAGTGGATCGACAGCGTTTCCGACTCCATGACGCGGCGTGCGCTGCGGCTGCGGTATCTGGACGGCAAGAGCTGGAGCGAGTGCGCCCGGCGGATGGGGTATGCGGATGAGAGCGGGCCACGCAAGCTGGTGGAGCGACACCTGCGGATGGGGTGACGCGCATGCACCCCGTCCGCTTTGCTGTGCCCTGCGGTGTAAAAATAGGGCATGCCTCAACGTGCAGGAGCGGAAAAACGGCGGAAACGTAAAAATAAAGTCGGTTTTACGTTATATTTACAAGTGTAAAGGCAAATCAAGAATGTAAACTTTACAAACTATCAACAGGAGTGTGGACAAAATGAAAATTGGCTATGTGCGTGTGTCAACGGTCGAGCAGAACGAGGCGCGGCAGGTGGAGGCGCTGCAAAAACACGATATCGAGCGTTGGTACATTGAGAAGATCAGCGGCAAAAATCTGGATCGCCCCAAGCTGCAGGAGATGCTCGACTTTGCGCGTGAGGGCGATACCGTGTATGTGCTCGACTGGTCGCGTATCAGCCGCAGTACGAAGGACCTGCTGGAACTGGTTGATCGGCTCGGCGCGAAGGGCGTGCACCTGTACAGCCTGAAAGAAAACTTTGACACCTCGACACCGCACGGACGTATGGTGCTGACCATCCTCGGCGCGATCAACGAATTTGAACGAGCAAACATGCTCGAACGTCAGAGGGAAGGCGTTGCGATTGCCAAGCGCGAGGGCAAGTACAAGGGGAGGAAAAAGACGGAGATTGACGATGTTGCCGGTGCATATCACGCCTGGGTAACACGGCACAAGAGCAAGGCAACGATCGCACGGGAAAACGGGATCAGCAGACCAACCTTAGACCGGCTGCTCAAGGAGTACGAGCGGGAGCATATTGCAAAATCAAATCTGTAAATCACAAGCGCTTGGGCGGGCTGTATGGCTCGCCTGAGCGCTTTTTTTACTGCGCGAACAAAGTTGTCCGTTTTGTCCGATTTTCCCGATTATACTTGTATTCAGCAAAACAAGACACGCGCGGGAGGTGATTGGATGCAGCAGCGAGGTAGTAAGTATGACCAGAAAATCAAAGACGAGGCGCTGGCACTGATTGCGTCCGGCGTGAAAATCTCCAATGCGTCGGTGCGGCTCGGAATCCCCAAGAGCACGTTATCGGATTGGGTACATACCCAGAACGAGAGCGACGAGGACGGTGTGGCTGCACGGCGGGAGATACGCCGCAAGCAGATTGCACGGTGCGAGAAGATCGGGGACAAGGTGCTCCGGGCGCTCGACCGCAAGGCTGAGGCCGCCGCGAAGGACACCCGGACCATCAATGACGGACTGGCGGTGCTTGAGAAAGCGGCCAAGGACGGCGTGATCGCGCTGAGTGAGGCCGAGGTGGCAAGTCTCAGAAACGTTGTAAGCGATTACACCGGCGTCGGCCTGCGCGAGCTGGCCGGAACCATGAAGGATGTTGCGGCAAGACAGGAAACGCTGGAGCAGCACCTCGGCGAGAAGGACGGCACCGGTGTGCAGATCACGTTTGTGGATGGTGCGGAGGAACTGGCAGAATGAACAGCTTTGTGATTCCGAAACCCTATCCGAAACAGGTTGAGTTTATGAAAAGCCGGTCGCATTACACGGCTTATGGCGGCTCACGAGGCGGCGGCAAGAGCTTTGTCGCACGACTCAAGGCCAATATGCTGTGTTTGAGGTATGACGGCATTCAGATTCTGTTTATGCGCCGGACGTACCCGGAGTTGCGGGAAAACCACATTATTCCGGCTATGCGGGAGCTAAAAGGTATTGCGGAGTACAAGAGCGCGGACAAGGCGTTTGAGTTTCCAAACGGCTCACGGCTCAAGTTTGGTTACTGCCGGAACGACAGCGATTTACTCCAGTACCAAGGACAGGCTTATGACGTTATTTTTCTGGAGGAGTGCACGCTTTTCCCTGAGAACGTTTTTACAACAATGACCGAGAGCAACCGCTCATCCGGTCAGATGCGGGAGTTCTTCCCGCCGAGAATGTACCTGACTTGCAACCCCGGCGGCGTTGGGCATGCCTGGTTTAAGCGGTTGTTTATCGATCGCGATTATGTCAAGCAGGAACGATCTGAGGACTACACGTTCATTCAGGCCACGGTCTATGACAATCCGTGGCTTGTCAAAAACTCACCTAACTATGTGCAGTCGCTCGAAAATCTGCCCGAGGACCGCAAGCGGGCGATGCTGTACGGCGATTGGGACGTATTCGAGGGACAGTATTTCCCCGAGTTCCGGCGCGAGACGCACGTCTGTGAGGCTTTTCCGATTCCGGAGCACTGGACGCGGTACAAGGCGCTCGACTACGGCTTTGATATGCTGGCCGTCGGCTGGTTTGCCGTGGATGAGAACGGCACTGCGTATCTTTACAAGGAATTCTGCGAGGGCAAGGATTTAGGAGAAGGACACGATGGACTTATATTATCTGACGCGGCTAACGCCATCCTGGAGCGCTCGGACGAGTTGGAACGCGATGCGATTACCTTTGCACCGCCGGACCTCTGGAACCGGCGGCAGGACACCGGACGCAGCGCGGCAGACCGCTTTGCGGAATGCGGTGTGTTTATGGAGAAAGCAAAGAACGACCGCGTGCTCGGCTGGCTCGACCTGAAGGAATACCTGAAGGTACGCAAGGACACCGGCAAGCCGAGTTTGATGATCTTCTCCAACTGCACGCAGACCATCAAGAGCCTGCCGATGCTGCTGCACGATGAGAAGCACCCGGATGATGTGGCAAACGATCCGCACGAGTACACCCACCCGGCGGACATGCTGCGGTACTTTGTGGCCGGCCGCCCGATCGCGGCGAGTGAGCCGAAGGAGTTTAACGAACTGACTACCGAGGAGGAAATGGGAAATGTATTTAGCTATTAGCGCCGTTGCGGCGATGTGTGCTTTTCTGGCGGCTGTGCAGACCCGAAACGCCAAGCGCTTGGGCGAGGATTTGCGGCAAAAGACCGTGGAAGCGGAATCCTTTCAGCTGACTGCGCGGACGATGGAGGAACGCTTGCACACCGAGGAGGCGGCGCGCGCTCAGCTTGCGGACCGCATTACCAAGGTGGAGACCGCCCTGCGGGAGAGTGAGGACACGGCCTGCCGGTTGCGGCAGGAGCTGCAGACCGGACGCAAAGCTGCGAAGGAGCTGCAGGAAGAACTCGACTCCACCAAGGATGCACACGACGCGGCAATCAGCGCGATGTGGAGCGCTCGCAACGAGGTTGATAATCTCAAGCAGGAGCGCCGCAAGCTGAATGAGGCGCTCATCACCGAGCGGGAGACCGCAGAGCGCTGGAAAGAGGAATTTCTCAAGGAACAGGCGTACCGCCTGAGCACCGAGGGCCGCATTATGCGTGAAGTCAACAATCTACTCCGTTATGACGGCACCGCCCACGGGCAGGAGGAATTAAGCGATGAATGAGCAGAAAATCACGCTCACGGCTGACAGGGTGCAAGCCGAGTACGAAAAAGGTGTGCAGTACAACACCGGTATCGGGCTGTACGAGAACGTAAAACAGTGCGAGAACTTTGTGGAAGGGAAGCAGTGGGAAGGACTCAAGAGCAAGAACCTGCGTCCGATCACGATGAACGTGCTCGACCCGATCGTGCATTACAAGGTTGCGCAGATCGTTTCCAATGACGTTGATCAGGAGGTTGAGCCTTTCCTTCCGGATGAGCAGGCCGAGTATGCGGCGAAAATCCTTGAGCAGAGCATTGACCGCGTGGTGGAGCGCACCAAGCTGAAAAGTAAGCACCACATGGTGCTGCGCGACGCCTGCGTGGATGGTGACGCGGCGCTGTATTTCTACTTTGATGCAAGCAAGCAGTCCGGTTTTGGCGGGGTGCAGGGCGAAATCTGCGCCGAGCAGGTGATGAACACGAACATTCTGTTCGGCAATCCGAGCAATTCCAACGTGCAGGAGCAGCCGTACCTTATCATTGTGCGTCGCCGGCCGGTATCTGAAATCCGCAAGGACGCGAAGCGGCTCGGCTGCAAGGAATGGGAGACCATTGAGGGCGAGTCCGACGGCCTGTACAAGGGTGATGATGAGCAGAACAATAGCGACAGTCTCGGCAATGAGCTTGTGCGGTTTTGGAAATCCGAAGACGGCCGCGTGCACTACTGCCGCTCCTGCGGGCGTGTGATGATCGAGCAGGATGTGGCGACGGAAATGACACTCTATCCCGTCGCGTACATGAGCTGGAAGCCGCGGAAGAACTGCTATCACGGCGTGATGGAGATCAAACCGCTCATCAACACGCAGATTGAGATCAACAAGCAGTGGACGGCGCTTGCGCTCATGCTGCGGAATAATGCTATACCGAAATTGGTATACAACCTCAATAAGTTCCCCAAGGGCTGGGATCCGGATGCGACTTCTATCGGCGTGACCGGCGACGTGAAGGACGCGCTGACCGGCGTTGCGGGCTCGATGCCCATTCCCACTGAGGCAACCGGTATTACGTCCACCATGACGGACGCGCTCAAGAGTGTTTCCGGTGCCAATGACGCGGCGCTCGGCAACGTCAAGAATCCGGAGAACAGCAGTGCAATCGTAGCGGTGCAGACCGCGAACGCTGCGCCGCTTGCGCTGACCAAGATCGCATATTACCAGTTTGTCGAGGACTACGAGCGGGTGCTCATCGACATGATGCATGCCTATTACGGTATGCGTCAGGTCAAGATCACGGACGAGGCGACAGACCCGGAAACCGGTGACACGCAGGAGCAGACCCGCGTGGAGATGTTCGACTTCGGCACTCTCTCGGTCGAGGCCCTCGACCTAAACATCCATATCGGCGAGGCGAGCTACTGGAGCCGCATTTTGCAGATCTCGACGCTCAACAACCTGCAGACGGCGGGTGTTATGCCCAATATGGTTGAGTTCCTCAGCCGCATGCCGGAAGGCTCGGTTAAGGATCAGGAAGGTTTGGTCGAGGCTGCAAAGAGAGTGCAGCAGCAGGCCAGCATGCAGCAGGCATTACAGGGAGGTTTAACGAATGGATAACACGAATGAGAGCAAGGCGGAACGCTTTGTAAGACTGGCAGAGCCGCGCGTTTCCCGCGCGTGCAAGGCAATTAGTCTGATCGGCAATTTTGCTACGGGTGACTATGAGTTCACTGAGCAGCAGGTCGCTGCGATGTTTGCGGCGATGCAGGAGGAACTGGACGCGCAGAGAGCGAAGTTTAAGAAGGGCTCGGAGCGAAAGTTCCGGTTTGATGGAGGGACACGATGAAAGTTTTTGAAGATTTACGGCTTTCCGATGTGACGGAGCTGGCGACGAGTGCAGATTATAGAGATCGCTTTCTCGGAGAATACCTGGAAACGAAGATCCGCTATGAAAAACTGCATAAAATGCTGATCAAAGCAGAAGCCGGCAAGCTGGACTTCACGCCGACGTGCCCGATCGGCCTCTTGGAGTCGCAGGCGCGCTGCATGGGAAATTATCTTCATGCGCTCGAAGTTCGTGCTCAGTACGAGAACCTTGATCTGACTTTCCTTATCAAGTCTGCACTGACAGATTTAGAGAGAGCCGAAAGCGACTGCCCGACAGTATGCTGTTCGACTGACTGACAGCATTTCCGGCGTTCAGCCTAACGGAACGCTGCATTCCTGAACGTGGTGCTTCATCACGCAAGGGTTCACCCGCCGATTTGGCGGGTGACAGCGGATCCGCAGCTATTCATGCGGCGTTAGGCTGAACGCCGGAGCAAACAAAAGAATATTTCCGGCGTTCGGACGGGCGGGAGCTGACCTCACCCGCCCCATTGATTCCCCTTATTTCTTTCTGATGGCGGGCACCCTCGTTCGGGTCGAGGGCGTCCGTCCGAGCGCCGGAATACGATATTTTCCTGCACTGCGGCGGGCGTGGGATTCTCGCCATATTATCCCGCGTCCGGGTTACGCATTCCCCGTGCGTGCAAGGATACAAGCGGGTGCAGTACCAGCGGAACGGTGCTGCGTCCGCCGGAGTGCAGGAACACACGATAAACACACGGCAATGAGACTCAAGTCTTTTGCATATAGGAGGATTGTCTAAATGGATTGGAAAACCAGCAATCATATGGACGGAAGCGAGATCCGTGACAGTATCGGTTTACAGTATTTTGCCGAGGACGGCAATACATCCGACACCGGCGCGGACATGGACGGTTTTAACGGCGACGATTTCCTTGCGGCGCTTGAAGGCAATGACGATCTGGAAAACCAGCAGACCGCCGCCGAGGGTGCAGAGGAGACCGTGCAGGACGGTGCGGAAAACCAGCGCGCCGAAGAGCAGCAGGAAGAACCGGAGAATCAGCCGCCAGAGGGCGGCGAAGTACCGCCGGAAACGGCAGAACAGCCGGTACAGACCGTGCCCCTCGTCTACAACGGACAGCAGATCCTGCTGCCGGCAGACGCAGTGCAGGCCCTGACCGGTGCACTCGGCGCGAACCCGGTCGAACTGCTCCAGAAGGGCATGAATTATGACCGCAAGGCCGAGCGAGAAATGCGCGTACTGGATCAGTACGCCGAGGCCGCTGGCATGAACCGGCAGCAGTACCTTGAACAGCTGGAGGGCGCACGCAATGAGCAGCTGCTTTCGGCAGAAATTGAGAAGTGTCGCGCAGAGTTTCCGGAAACCCCGGATGCGGCGCTTAAAGCAATCGCCGAGGGCCGCATGGCTTCCCAGCGTGCAGCCGCGGCACAGGCCGCCGAACAGCAGCGCGCACAGCTTACCGCCATGCAGCAGCGCATTGATCAGACTGTTGAACAGGCACGAGAAGAAGCCGATGCACGCGCGTGGGAAGAATATGTTTCACTCTCTGGCGTGAAAAGTTTCGAGGAAGTGCCAAAACGCGTGCTTGAATTGGTGCAGCAGGAAGCTATGACGCCCGTTGCCGCGCACTGGCGCTATCAGGCTGAACAGAATGCACAGGCTGTGCAGATCGAAAAGAAGAACAACCAGAACAAAATGACAAGCCCGGGAAGTGTGCAGGGCAATAAGGGCGACACGAGCGACCCGTTCCTGCGCGGCTTGCTGGGACTGTAAAAGGAGTGACAATATAATATGCCTATTTACCTTACTGAGCAGTATTCAAAAGCTGTAGAAAAGCTGTATACCCATACCTCGTTCCTGCGTCCGCACTGCAAGGCGCACGTTGACATGATCGGCAAGAAAACCTGCAAGGTTTACCAGATCCTCACCAGCGAGCTGAACGACTACAAGCGAGAGGGCAAGGACCGCTACGGCGTGCCGAATGATGTACAGGACATCGTACACGAGTACACCATCACGCAGGACAAGTCGTTTACCGCCACCGTAGACAAGGGCGACGGCTCTCAGCAGGCTATCAGCAACAAGGCCGGCCAGTATCTGCGCCAGCAGATCTCCGAGAAGTGCGTGCCGTACGGCGACAAATACGGTTTCAGCCGCATTGCACGATTCGGCCATATTCAGGGTGTTGCTGCTGCACCGACCAAGAGCGACATTATCTCGACCGTCTATGATGCTGCCGCCTATATGGACAATCACTATGTACCGGATGATGGCCGTATCCTTTTTGTCCGCGTGAGTGACTACAAGAAGATCATCCTCTCGGACGAGTGGGTCAAGCTGGACAATCTGGCGGGCAAGCAGCTGCCTACCGGCGTTGTCGGTCAGGTTGCGGGCTTTACTGTTGTAAAGGTTCCCGACCGACTGTTCCCGACCGACGTTTATCTGATGGCAATTCACGAGCAGGCGCTTGCGTTCCCGTATACCATTGACGATACCAAAATCCACATCGATCCCCCCGGCACTTCCGGTTCTCTGGTTGAGGGCCGTCAGATTTTCGATCTGTTCGTGCTTTCCAGCCGTGCGGATTCGGTTGTCGTTGTGGCTAAGGCGGCAAGCCAGCAGGCGTGCACCGTAGCGATCGCTTCGCACAGTGCGACCGTTACGGCGGCAGATGCGGACGAAATCTGGTACACGCTGGACGGCTCGGACCCGCGCTTCTCCGCAAATCGCATGCTGGTCGCAAGCGGCGGCACGGTTGCAACGACCGCAGGCCAGACCATCCGCGTGGTTGCGTTCGGCAAGGCCGGCAAGCTGACTTCGAATGTGGCTGAGGCTACGGATAAGTAAAGACCCAGGAGGGCGGGCGGCTGCCCGCCCTCTGTTTGTTAGGAGGTGAGAGCGTGGCGACGACTATTAAACGCATTTACACGCTGGCACTGGCGAAAATCATTGAAGCGCCCGGAACAGACGTTGACTTTGACAGCTACTCGCCGACACTGCTTGACAGCCTGCTTGTGGAGGCGTTGCCGTACGAGAACGCCATCCGCGCACAGCGCGGTGACGCGGAACTGACAAGCACGCCGGAGGTCACGACGATTGACAGCACGGTGCTCGACTGGGACGACCGGATCACGCGCGTTGCGCTGCCGTGGGGTCTGGCGTCCGCCTTGCTGTTCGACGATGAGAACCGCAAGGCCGAAAGCGTGATGTTTCGCAATGAGTTTGTATCGGCATTGGAGGACGCTGCGCCTGCTGTGCCGGATTACGGGGAGGAGTAAGCTATGCCGCGTAAGGTTACGGTGCCGGATTTTACCGAATCCGATGAAGGCACCAAGCACTATAAGCGCTTCAAGGGTTTGGATTACTCAACCGACGAGACCCAGATCGATGACTCACGCTCGCCGCGTGCGGTAAACGTTATCGCAGACGAGGGCGGCTTTCCCGAGCGGCGCTATGGATGGCGCACGCTGCTGCGGTTTACAGATGCGGACGGCAAGTCTGTTCCTGTCGCCGGTATTTTTCCCTATGAGAACGACAATGACGAGGAAAACCTGACGCTCATCGTCCATGCGGGCAGCAAGCTGTATGCCGTAAAGCTCGATGCAGACTACAAGGAAGTAAAGGACAGCCGCAAGGAGCTGCTGGACAAGCTGAACAGTGGCGGCCGCAGCCAGGGCTTTTACATGCACGGCAAGCTGTTCATCCTGACCGGCGAGCACTACGTTGTTTATGACGGCAAAACCGCCGTACATGCGACAGACGATAACGCCTACTGTCCGCTGACCAGCTATCAGCGCAAGGCGGCAGGCGGCGGCGAGACCTACGAAAACGTTAATATGCTGTGCAAGTGGCGCAAGAACCGCTTTATCGGAGACGGCACAAGCACGACCTATCAGCTGGACGTGACCGGCATTGACAAGGACTGCACGCCGACGGCGGCCTATCTAAACGGCAGTGCAATTACTGTGAAAAGCTACGATGCGGAGAAGGGCACGGTGACGTTTGAGACAGCACCGAGCGCGCCGGAGAACGCCGGTATCTCCAATTTTGAAGTAAAGTTCGCCAAGACCACCGAGGACCGGAAGAAGATCCTCGGCTGCACCATCTTTGCGATTTACGGCATGGACGGCAGCAGCAACCGTGTTTTTGTTTCCGGCAACAAGGAGCACGCGGCTATGGAATGGTTTTCCGGCCTGTCTGACCCGACATATTTCCCCGACATTAACTATTCTGTCGTGGGTTCGAGTGATTTTCCGATTATGTGCTACCTGAAAGCACAAGGTGAATTACTGCTCATCAAGAAGGACAACCGACAGGAGGGCACGATCTGGCACCACTCGGGAGCAATGCTGAACGATGTGGCAACCTTTCCGCTGAAAGAGGGCGTGCCCGGCTACGGTGCGATTGCAAAGTATTCCTCGGCAAACCTCAACGATGATCCGCTGTATCTCAGTCCGCGCGGCGTATATGCGCCGACTACGACGTTTTACAACAACATGCAGGTGCGGCAGTTATTCTGCCGGTCGAGACGTGTCAACCCCAAGCTGTGCAAGGAGCGCAGACTTGCGGACGCTGTAGCCGCCTGCTGGCGCGGCTGGTATGTGCTTGTGATCGACGGCTGCGCGTATGTGGCAGACGGCAATCAGGACAAGGCAGACAACGGGTATGAATGGTACTACTGGACGAACGTGCCCGCAAAGGTGCTCTGTTCACACGAACAGGCGCTGTATTTCGGCACTGAGGACGGCAGAGTTTGCCGGTTTAATGACGATCTTGTAGACGAGAACAATGATATTATGATGAACGCGTTCTCGGACGACGGCGCGGCCATTCACACCGAGTGGGCTACCAAGCTCGACACGATGAACACGCCGATGATACTGAAAACTATGCCCAAGCGCGGCAGCGGCGTACACCTCAAGGCGTACACGCGCAGTGCGGTTGAGATTTGGGTGCGGCTTGAGACTGACCACGGCACGCTGATGAAGCGCGTGACGGCAGACCGGCTGAATTTTCACTACATCGGATTTGAACGCTTTCCGTTCGGAACGGTAGTAAACTCCATTATTCCGTTCCTGTTCAAGCGCAAGGGCTGGAAGGCGATTCAGGTCATTCTGCAGTCCGACACGGTGGACGAGGGCTTCGGCGTGCACGAGGTTGTCATTCGGTACTTTATCGCAAAGTACGCAAAGAGACAGTGAGGTGAGGACATGACGTTTGATGAAAGCAAAATTTCAGCCGAAAAGGCGGCAGAGACCGGCGTGCAGAGCCAGCCGGACGCGCTGACCGGCTCGGCCGAGGAAAACAAGAAGGTTTTTGATCTGCTGCCGCTGCTTATTATCGAGAGGCTTAACAAGCTGATCGAGGCATTGCAGGCCGCAAACAGCGCCGGACAGATCGGCGCCGCGGCGTTCCCCAACGTGGCCGGCTGCTCGGTTCAGGAGCAGCTGCAGATCATTCAGAAGAACCTCGAGGACTACCGGGACGCGGTAAAGGTGAACGGCGCGGAAAACGTCGGCATGACACCGTTTGACGGCGTGAACGCAAACACCGTGCAGGCGGCGCTCGAGCAGCTGCAGGCAAACCTTGTGCAGTATATCAATACTGTTAAATCCGCAGAGGGCGCGGGCAGGGTCGGCATTACGCCGTTCAAGGGCGTGACGAGCGGGACCGTGCAGGCTGCACTTGAGGAAATCCGCAGACAGATCGACGATGTAACGGCGGGCGTTATCCCGGACTACGGCGTCACCACTATCAAGCTGGCGCTGCAGGCCGTGACGGCGGACAGGCTGGCGCAGGATGTGCTTGATATGATCGAGGCCGCAGAGCCGGCACGCAGCACCAACGAGCTGGACGATTACACAATGGAGACCGGCCGCTTTGTCAACGCCGGTGCGGGATGGAACACCTTCCGGTTCCGGCATGCGTTTGAGGGCGTGCCGGTCCTGACGGTGACGCCGAAGGAATTCAGCGGTTTTTGCGAGATTAAGAACGTGACTGCGGAAGGATTCCTCTATTGCCTGCGTCAGCCGAGTTTGCAGGGCGGCAGTGCGACGAAGGGCACGGTGACAACGGCTACCGGCTATATCGGCTCGGACACCGGCTCGTCACCCAGTCACAGTCAGATCACCTATGTTTCCGGTGTGACGCTGCCGCAGGTCGTTCTGCCGACGCTCGGCACGATTACAACGGCAGAGAAGATCGAAATGGATTATATCGCTATTGAGTTTGGAGGTGACGAGTAATGCTCAAGAAGATTCAGCAGGATTTCAGCTATTACTCGCATGAGTTTAAGGATAACTACCGAAAAGGCGTACACCGTCTGCGCACCATCCTTGCCAGCAGGGCACAGGCACAGGCGTTTGTAAGCAATGCGGGCGGCACTGCGGTGGTGCTCGGCTATGAGCCGAGCGCGCCGGATAAAAACGCACAGGAACTGTATGCGCTGCTTGCGGCTTCGCCGTATATCGACGATGCGGTGCAGACGTTTTTGGGGAGCATTTACGAGGCGGGCGCGGAAAGCCAGGATGCGATGTATTCGGATAGTGCCCGCTGTCTGGAAATCCTGCACGATCCAGTAATGGCCCGTGCCGCAGGCGCAGGCGCGGTAAGCGCCGGAAAATGGATCGCAACTCTGGCGGGACAGAGTTGCAATTTGTACAGGGATATGAACGCGGTTGCCGCCAGCGATATCGCTATGACGGCAGTGGCCGCAAGCGAGACTGCGATGGCGGCTGTCATCGGCAACGCAACGGCGCTTAACGCTGTTGTAACTTCTCATGTTGCACTCAATGCTGTTGCCGCAAGCGAGACTGCGATGGCGGCTGTCATCGGCAACGCAACGGCGCTCAATGTTGTTGCAACCTCTCAGGCTGCGATGAACGCGGTAGCTGCAAGCGAAACTGCTATGACGGCGCTCATTGCAAACACCGCAGCGTTCAATACGGTGGTGACTTCTCATGTAGCGATGAACGCGGTAGCTTCGTCCTATGTGGCTGTGGCCGCAGTCTACGAGAGCGCGGTTGCGGTTGAAGCTGTCAAGGCAAATGAAACAGCCTGGGCTACCCTTACGGGAGCGTCCAGCGCAGTTATGGGCAAGGCCGCGGCGAAGCTGGCCGGTTTGAATCCTGCGGACTATGCCGACATGGATGCGATTGCTGCATCCTCGACCGCTATGGCGGCGATTGCGTCGTCCTCGACCGCTATGGCGGCAATCATCGGGAACAGCACTGCGCTTAACGCAGTTGTTTCGTCCTCGACCGCTATGGCGGCGATTGCGTCGTCCTCGACCGCTATGGCGGCCGTTGCATCGTCCAACACGGCCCGCACAGCTATCACGAACTCTGCAACGGCAAAGAACGCCCTTGCCTCCAGCCCTTTGAAAACAACCGTGACAAAGGGCAACGGAAACGGTTGGGAGAACCGTACCATCCGCAATGGCATGGGATATCTAATCAGTTGCTACAACGCAAACAGCGGTGGAGAGGCTGGATCTACTTGGTACAAGTTGGATGGGGCGCAAACCAGCCAGCCCGCAGGCACTACAAATGTGGGGAAATTTTTCACATCTTCCTTGGCAATTTACTGGTGGTCTTCTACCTCCAGCGTGACCTATATCCCCTGTTAAAATCGCCGCTCTCAGCTACGCATTAACATTCTAAGACGTACCACGCAACTTTATATAGGCGCTTATGAGGCAGTTTAAGCTGAATGTTACGTCTGAATACTGCAAAACAACCGAGAAAGCCGGTGAATACGGCGTTATCGCCGCGGTTGCGTGCGCATTAGAATGTTAATGCGTCCTTGCTCAGCACTGAAAATAGTCGATCCAATCATCTCTATCAGTATCATTCTTCATGTAGGTAGCAATCTTTTTGTACTGCTTAAAGTAAGCATATTTACCCTTATAGCTATCCCACTTCGGCTTGCTGCCATCGGACAGGGTGGCATATCCGTATTGAGACGTATCGAAAGCATTATCGTTGCTAATCTGAAGAATAATAAACTTGCCGGACAGGCTTGCGCTGGCACCACGCATGCGCTTTTTCTTCGCATAAAGTGCATCTAAAGCCGTTGTGCTGGCAGCAATAGCGCTCAAAGCTGTACTCGACGCTGCAATCGCCGCCATAGCGGTCGAGGACGACGCAATCGCCGCCATAGCGGTCGAGGACGACGCAATCGCCGCCATAGCGGTCTGGGACGACGCGACTGCCGCCATGTTGGCATAGTCTGCCGGGTTCAGACCGGCGGCGCCGACAGCATACTTTGCAGTTGCCATGTCGGATGCTGCGATTGCGTCCTTCGCTACCTGCGACTTCTCGATAGCCGCC